AATCAAATGAATGAAGAATTGATTGACGAAATTGTTGGACAATCAGTTGATATTTATAAAGTAAATGTTGATAGAACAGAAGACAATTTGTATGGTGAATCAACTGCTAAATATTATGATATAGGATTCAGAGTAAATTGTTTAATAAATTATAATGAACCTGAAATCATACAAGATGAATTTGGTGCAGATTTAAACTCATCTATTGAAATGTTTTTCCAAAGAGAAAATCTTGCAAGTGGTTCATTGAATTTTTATCCTGAAATTGGTGATATTGTGGATTGGAATGATTATTATTGGGAAATCAATGGAACAACAGAACCACAATTGTTCGCAGGACATCCAAACTTTAAACACAACATTGTTGCAACAGCACATCGTTCAAGATTATCATCATTACAAATAGAAGAAAGGCCAAGATAATGGCTGTTCAACAAATCACACATAAGAAAATTACGAAGTTTGATACTTCTAATCCTAACTACAAGGAAACACCCATACCTAAACAAGAGGTTAATGGTAATGTTAGAGATGATGAAGATGTGTATGGTGAAAGAAAACACACTTATACACCTGAACCAAATGGTAATTTACAAATGGAACAGATGATGGGTAAGTTGATGAATAAATTGGATAACTTTGATTCACCAAGTCAAACTGGTACAAAAGCCATTGAAGTGGATATTAAAAAAGAAATTGCAATTGGTAAAGTGGATATGTCAGAGATTAAATCAGAAGAAGTAAAAGGTAAAGTGAATAATAAATTAGATAAATTAAAAAAACTGAGAAGACGAAATGGCCGTTAATAAAATTACAAACAAAGGTGTGGTGAATAGGGAATTAGTCAATAGAGCTAATGAAGTATCTACTAAAGGGACTACAATTCGTGGTAATAGGGAAACAACCATCATACCAGGTAATAACTTTGCTGATAATTATTCCATTACTTTAAAAGATGTTGATACTGCAGTTTTGAATCATGTAAAGAATGTAATGAAACCAAGAGTTAGAGAAGCAAATGAAACTTTAAAAATACCTGTTTATTATGGTAATGAGGAAAGATGGAAAGCGGTTAGAAAAAGAGGAGTGTTGAGAGATAAAAACAATTCATTAATCTTACCATTAATAATGTTACGAAGAACAGAAGTTTCAAGAAATGATTTATCAGGACAATCTTTTCCACACGATGTTAGAGGTAATCATATAGATGTGGTTAGAGCTAATAAATGGAGTAAGGATAATCAATACGATAGATTTTCAGTTCAACAAGGAGTTCAACCATCATATGATGTAATCACAACTGGAATGCCAAACTATACTGATGTGACTTATGAATTTGTTCTTTGGACTAATTTCATTGAACAAATGAATCCATTAGTGGAATCTTTTGTCGACCAATCACATACATATTGGGGTGATGGAACGAATAATAAATTCTTATGTACGATTGATAGTGTATCAGACGCTTCAGAAATGAATCAAGATGGTGAGAGATTTATCAAATCAACATTTACAGTTACTTCAAAAGCTTATTTATTACCAGAATATTTAAATTCTGTAATCACAAACAAAGTATCAAATATGAAAAAATTCACAACCACATCACAAATTAAATTTGGTCAAGAGGGTGACGCAACAAACAAGCAAGTAGGAAAATAATTTACTTGTTTTTAAAATTTATATATATTTATATATAGTTAATTAACAAATGGAGGTTATAATGCCAGAGGAAATAAAATTCACAGAAGAAGAACTTAAACAAGTTCAAAACATACAAAGAAGTTATATGGCTGTTCAAACTCAATTTGGCCAACTAAAAATGAGTCAGATTAAATTAGATGAACAAGAAGTTGATTTAGAAGAAGCCTTAAAATCAGTCCAATCGGAAGAAAAGAAATTTCTTGATGGAATTACAGATAAATACGGACAAGGAACTTTAAATCCCGAAACAGGTGTATTCACACCAACTGAAAATAAATCTAAATAATAGAAAAAAAATTATCGTTTGGGGTTTTAAACATATATTTATATATGAATAATACTAATGCGCAAAATAGTATATTTACCTCAAATAAAGTTAACTTAGGAGAAATTCAATGGCCGAAAAAATTATAAGTCCTGGTGTATTTACGAATGAAATAGACCAGACGTTTTTACCGGCTGCTGTGGCTGATATTGGAGCTGCAATCATAGGGCCCACCCTTAAAGGACCTGCAGGAATCCCAACCGTTGTAACATCATTTTCTGATTTCCAAGCGAAATTTGGTGATGTTGTAAAAAGTGGTTCGGACTCATTCCAATTTTTAACCTCACATGCAGCTGAAGAATATTTAAGAAATTCAGACACCTTAACTGTTGTTAGAATAATGGATGGCACATTTTTACCAGCTACAGCTAGTGTAGATGTCACAGGAACAGTTACAGGAGCAACATTTGCATCTGGTACATTTAGATTTGAAAAAAATCCAATTGGAGCTACATCAGCTAGTGCAGATGAGTTTAGAATTGGTGGTGTTTCATTTGTATTTGTATCATCATCTGCTGGATTAGAAAATTCATCAACACAAAAATTTGTCGCGTTTGGACAAGGTGGAACTGGTGATCCTTTAACATTTCAAACAGGATCTGCTGTAACTAATCTAAGAGACGCGATTAACGCAGCTACTGTCGCAGGAGATTTAAGTGTATCTGCATCACAAGCTACATTTTCTGCTAGTCTTTTAGTGTTATCAGCTTCAAATTCAGGAACAGGCGGTAATTTAACAATCACTACTGGTTCAGGAACTGATAATACAGCAACAACAGTCAATTTTGTAAGAACAGTGCAGGCTGATGGAGCGACTACTTTGGGACAAACTATGAAATTACAAGGTGGTACTGATTCATCAACATCTGGCACAGCGTTCACATTAAAAACATTAGCAGATGGAACAATAATGAATAATGCTAGTTCTACTGGAACTACAAATAGTGTATTAACAAGTGGTTCAGTTCACAATGTTAGATATGAAGTTTCAAATGTAAATAATAAAAAAGGTTCATTTACTTTAGCTATAAGAGCTGGTAATGATAATCAAAAAAGAAAACAAACATTAGAGACATTTACAAATGTTTCCCTCGACCCTAACACTAATAATTATATTGGTAAACAAGTTGGTGACCAAAGATTTACTGTTAGAAGTGATGGAAGCACAAAATATCTTGAATTAAGTGGTTCATATCCAAATAAATCAAGATTTGTAACTGTTCATGCTGTAGGTAAAACTATTGACTACTTAGATGAAAATGGTAATGTTAGAATAGCTTCTGCGAGTGGTTCATTACCAGCTGCTGGTAGTGGTTCACAAAATGGTGGATTTGGTGGTGCTAAAGATGGATTCTCAGGTTTTGATGGTTTGGGTAATAACAATGGTGCGAGTATAATGAGTGCTTCTAAAATTAATTTTTATGAAGACATCGCAGCACAAACACAAGGTTTTACACCAAGTGATTTAACAACTGCTGATGGTGGTGCTGCTTACGCACAGGCACTTGACTTACTTGCAAATCAAGATGAATTTGATGTTAATTTATTATTACTTCCAGGTTTGACATATGATAATCATTCAACAGTGTTAAATAAAGCGATTGATGTTTGTGAATCAAGAGGTGATTGTTTTACAATTATCGACCCAGTTGTTTATGGACAAAATCCAAGTAATGCTGTAACTCAAGCTGAAGCTAAAGATTCAAACTTCGCAGCTATGTATTATCCCTGGATTAAAGTTCCTGATTCACAAGTTGCTGGAACTCAAAGATGGGTGCCACCATCAGTTGTATTAGGTGGAATATATGCATTCAACGATAGAGTTGCACACCCGTGGTTCGCTCCTGCTGGATTGAATCGTGGTGGAATCACAACAGCGATACAAGCTCAAAGAAAACTAACTCAAGGTGAAAGAGATACATTGTACGATGCAAATGTTAATCCAATCGCTACATTCCCTGGACAAGGGGTAACAGTGTTTGGACAAAAAACATTACAGAAAAAAGCAAGTGCATTGGATAGAATCAACGTGAGAAGACTATTAATTAGAGTTAAGAAGTTTATCGCATCATCTTCAAGATTCCTTGTATTTGAACAAAATACAGCGGCAACAAGAAGAAGGTTCTTAGGAATTGTAAATCCATTCTTAGAAAATGTACAATCACAAAGTGGATTGAGTGCATTTAGAGTGG